GGTTTCATCCATGTTGTAGAGCGTTCCAGGTATCTGTCTCATATCCTTATCAGGACTTACGATAATGTTACCAGGATATTTGGTAGCGTAGATACCCATACTATCATCTGCTTCAAGAGTCGGTAGTATTACTACTTCGTACTCATCTTTGAGAGCATTGATAACACGTTTGTATCCACAAGGTTTTTTACGATTACGATGCCCTTTGTAAGCAGGCATGATTTCCTTACGAAAGTTTGTGCTATCACTAAAAAATAACACAACTTCAGGTACATCCCACATGAACTGATTTTTAATTTTATTTAGTTCACGCTTAACTGACGCATATGCTTCACTGAATTTGCTGACAACTAAAATTACATCATCACCAAAGTCAACTTCTGACTCTGCACCGGCACATGCCTTATAAACAATGTAATCTGCGTCAACAAATAACTTCATTTACCTTGGCCTCTATATTTCTTTTTACCTTTGCGTGGCTTACTATGCAAGCCGTTACCTTGACGGGTTTTCTTGGATGTAAACGGGATTACGTTTTGTACTCCCATCATTGACTTACTTCTCATTAGTGGGTTTCACTCCAGTTTTTTCCGGTTTTTGCTTCTGCGTCGATTCTGATTCTGAGGTTGTAGTATTCTCCAGCTGCGAGACTGCTAAATACCAAGGATGTTGATAAGTCAGCTGTCTGTTCAGGGGCACACTCGAATTGCAATTCGTCATGTATAAAAGCTAGTTGCGAACAACATAAATTTAATTCCTTGATGTTTTGTTGATTGATAACCATCCAACGTTTAGCCAGGATGGCTGAGTTTCCCTGCAAGCAATAGTTTAACGCTTTATGCGGGCTATCCACCATAATTTTTCTGCCATCGATAGCTTTGATAAATCCTCTTTCTGAAGCTGTTTTGATAGACGCCAAGAGTTTATCGAGTCCATCAATCGCGTCAATATATGCCGCTCTGATTTCCTTACCTTTTTTCTTTGCTTTCGTGGGTGAAAGAAGTTTGTCATAACTGTGTCCAATTTTTTCGTCACCTGCGCCGTACAAAAATGCATAAGTTACTGTCTTTACTAGTTTTCTAGATATTCCTATCTTGTCAGCATTTACTTGATGTATATCTCCGTTAAGAAGGATGTCTGCATATCGTCCACCATCATATCTGGCAAGGAAATGAGACAACATACGTAACTCAATCCCAGACAAATCAGCAGCGACCATGACTTGACCCGGAGATGGTAAGAAAAGTTCTCTAAATCGTGGGTCACTAGGTACTTGAGCAAGGTTGGGGTTTCGATGAGCGCATCTAAATGTAGAAGTAGCGACAGAACAATGATGATGGATTCTACTAGCAGTCGTAGATAGCTTCAGCCAGGCGTTCGCGCCTTCGGATATCATTCCAAGCATCTTCGTTATCGTCAAAATCCGCAGGAATGCAAGGGCAGTCGGGCTCCCTATCTCCTTCAGTATCGGTTCGTCGATGATAGGCTTCCCAGTAGGTGTCTTCTGGGTGGGAGTCCAGCCATGAAATGTTTGCAGGATCCATGCTATATGATCTCGTGATGTAGGATTTAATTCTTTAAGGCGTGTAAGTGGAGCGTCTTTGACATAGCCTTGGGTCCGATTATCTCGCTTAGGAGTAAATACTGGTCCGGCAACGTAAGGATGCCTGTCACGTAGTAATTGATAAGTTTCTTCAAGCTCTTGTCTGAGAGTTGATGCAAGTTCCCATGCAGCGCGTTCATCAAAATACCATCCATGTAATTCTTGTTTTGTGAGGATTTCTGCTACTTCATGTTCTAGCGTGATCCATTCAGGTATGGTTGAAAATGGTTCCAAAGTTTTCTTGTAACAGTAACGTCTTGTATCATGTAGTCTTCCATTTCTGGTGACCACTCTTGCCAATCTGTGTCCTTACAGTAATCACCTTTAGCTTCATCAAGTCGATAACCCCAGGCAGCTAGTGAATGTGATCCGTAAAGTTTAAGTGGCATACCAAGCCAAGTCTTTTGTTTGTCGATTTCTATCATGTTCGGGTGATAAAGACGGCTAAGCAAAAGAGTATCCAAGCAATCACCAACACGTCTAAACCATGGATAAAACTTATGGATGATACTAAGATCATAATTAATAATGTTATGACCGACAATACAATCAGCGTCTTCGAGGTATTGGATGCCGCGAACGATAGGTTCCGCAGCTGGCCTTTCCGTAGCTGATTTAAACGATTGATCATTAAAGACCATTGTTTTCTCAGCATTGGTGTCGTAGATGCAAAGACAGTGGATTTTGGTAGCATCATTCAGAAGTCCGTTTGTCTCCAGATCGAAGATCAGCATTTTTCCAGTGGTAAGTTTTGTCTACAAATTGTGCACGTTTAACTGCCTCTGCACTAGGAGGATTAGGTTTAGAAATCTGTTGTGACATCAAACCCTGCTGGTTCTGTAGTTTCATTGAATTTACAAGTGGATAAGTCATAGTTTAATCGACAAGCAATGCCTGTTTCCCCAGAGTAGCGATTCTTGAGAACTCTAACAACTGTATTAGAGTGTTTAGTTTCACTCTGTTGATCTCTTTCGAGTCCAATAACTGCATCGCTAAGTTGAGCGATTGCCGCACTTCCTCTAAGTTGTCCGAGTGTAACACGTGCACCTTCTTCATGGTTTTGATCGGATGATCCCCGTTTTAAATGTGATACTAAAAATAATGATATGCCTGTGCGTTCAACAAGTGAACGTAAGCGTGTCATCGTTTGGTCTATCATACGTCTTTCATCACCATCAAGACCACTCATTAGAATGGATAAGTGATCAAGAAAGATGATCTTACAATCAAGACCTGAAGCTAAATATTCTATCCTGTTGTAAATAATATCAGGATCAAAACTACCAAACCCATCAAAAAGATAAAGGTTCCATTGATTAATACTAGCGTCAAATGCTTTTGTAAGTTCATCATGGGTATGCTCCCCTAATGCTAGGTTATTACCTACAGCAGCAGACATCAAGCCTAAAGCTGTACGGCGGTTTGACTCTTCAAGTGCCAAGTATCCAACCCGTTCTCCGTTCGATAACAAGTGAGCAGCCAAGTCTCTACAGACGGACGACTTCCCTTGGCCTGATCCTGAAGTAATAGTGACAAGTTCTCCGCGCCGAATCCCGTGAAGCTTTGATTGAAGTCCTTGAAATGGATAGTCATAATCAGCTGGTGGTTGTGGTGTGGTAACTAATTCAAGTAAAGATTTGGCATCTACAATACCATCAGGTCTGAATTCCTTACGTTTAAAGAATGCATCATCGATAGCCTTGTAATCGTTAGCCTGTAGAGCGTCTGAAAGGTCTTTGTAAGCCTCTAGACGGGCTATGTAAGCCTTACCAGGTGGTAATACACTAGCAGCTTCTTCAGAAGCTTTCTTACCGGCTTCATCGGAGTCGAACCAAAGTACGATCTCACTGTAACCTTGAAGAAACTCCAGGTTCTTTTGAATTGCTTTCTTAGCTCCTGCTGCACCACTAGGTAATGATACTACAGGCCAAGTTGGAAACAGTTCTGCATAAGACACACAATCTAGCTCACCTTCTGTGATGATTATGCGTTTACCACTGCTGCCCCATAAATGTTGACCAAAGAATGTACCAGGTGCCTCTCCTTCATAAGTAAATTGTTTGTCTTTGGTTTTTATCTTAGCACCTTTTACAATGCCAGATGGATCATGATAGTAAAACCTTAGCTTGTCCCCATCACGATACACTTTAAATTTCTCACAAGTCTTCTGACTGATCTTGCGTTTCTGCAGCCGTTCGGCTGAGCCTTTGATCTGCACAATAGAGTTAGCGTGAATGTGTGTTGTTATTTTTTGCCCATCAGTGTAAGTATGGCATACAAAACAATAGCCATGGCCATCTGTATAAATACTATTACCATCAGATGAGCCACAACTATTACATGGTGCATGTCTTACAAACTCAGAGGAGCCAGTCGATTGGGATATTGTGGAATGATGTCCACGGTATGTTATGTTTGTCACACCATTTAGCGTATGTCGTCTTTGATCCTTTACTAATTTTATTGTAAGGTGCTTGGAAGACCATACGTAAATCAAGTTCAGGGTGTTGTTCTTTTACGTTCTTGATCTTACGTCTATCTTCAGGCTCCCAATATCCTTTACATTCTAAATATATCCCATTGGGTAATAAAAAATCAGGAGTGTAGATATGTTGGATGATGTATGGAACCTTAGTAGATTCGTATTCATACTTAACACCCAACTCACACATAAGATCAGCTACTCGTTCTTCAAGTCCTGATCGAAAAGCCATTAGAAATCATCGTCCTCTACTGTTTCAGATGGCGTTACATTAGGCTCACTAGCCTTGAACCCTTCAGTTTTACCAAAGAGTGCTGCAACGTCTTCTGTAGACATGTCTCCAGTATCTACACCTGCTGCTGTATTAAGAGACACCAATTGTACACCAACCAATTTAAGGCTTGTGCCATACGTAACTCCATCACGGAGGATATACGGCTTCTGATAGAACGCAAGCTTAACGCGACTACCAGCATACATAGGTGTACTATCATCAGTAATATGTGTCCCTTCAGTATCAACAACAGGCGGACGAGACTCTTCATTCCAACTAAATTTTACTTTATATTGTCCTTCAGTAACTTCTTCCCAAGGTTCAGGCTTAAGTGTAGAACGCTTTGGATTCTTTAGTTTAGTTTCAGCCCACTTAAGGGATTCAACACGATCATCTTCTAGTACATCAACCATTGATTGATCAACTAAAGCAGCTAGTGAATAACCAAACTTACTTGGTTTCAGTACAGCTTGATAACCTTCAAGGACTACAGGCTGTTCGGTTTTGTGGATTGTACGTGGCATTTTAACAGAAAAAATAAGTGGAATCAATTACGGAGCTAGGTTCTAGATCTCCAATAATCGGTGGGTCAGTCTCCGCGCCTATCTGGTCAGCGAAGTCTTGCAAGTAATTGTGTTCGGCAAAGAGGTGCATATATGTCTCTCGTACAATTGCACTGAGAGAAGACATGTCGGTAGCACGACACAATACAGAATCATGAATGAGAGCGATCGGTGCATTGAAAGCCAATGCGCTGAAGTGGAGCAAGGAAGCATCAAGTGAATGTATTAAGTTAGGCGCTGTTGCATTCTTGTGGTGTTGTTTGTCAACCTTGTCACTATCTTGTGTAGCAACCCGTAATTGACAACGACCAAGTAACTGTAACTCAATCTGAATTGTTTCTTTCTTCATGAGTTTTTGAGTGACAACAAAACCTGATGGTGTAGACCATGTTAGTTCTGTTTTACCTAAGTCGATTGCTTTAGCAACCTCCTCTTCAATCCAACTCATGACAGCCATAGGACCAGGTACGACCTCATCCATAGCATTTCTAACAGCGATGACAGTTTTTGTCAAGTCATCTTTATCAATCTCAATACCTTTTTCAAGTAGTGCGTCCTTAATGTACCCACGGTTACTGAAAGGCTTTGCATTATATGGTACGGTCATCACTACTCTTTTGACCACCTTTCTATCCATATAATTACGAATAGAACTAGGACAAAAAGGAGTAGCAGTTTTAGCTACGACAGCATAAGCATCCTGTGGTTTATCAGACGGTAATACGTTAACAAGACTAGCAGTATTTTTATCTTTAGCGAGGCCTGCTAATATCTGAAGCCCACTACAAGTAGCGTCTGTGGCTATAGGCAAGCTTGTAAAATGACGATCACACTTAAGCACACAATGATAATACTCATCACATGCTGAAAGAAACTGCCATGGCTCATCTGCTGCTTCCC